CAGAATCGCTGGCACCCCTCTATGCGGTCTGTGCTGCGGAGGAGTGGCAGAGTGGTCGAATGCACCGGTCTTGAAAACCGGCGTGCGTGAGAGCGTACCGTGGGTTCGAATCCCACCTCCTCCGCCAAATCCACATAATATTTACCTAAAGCATTGATTTATAAGTATTTAGTATTTTGCCGTATTTCTTTTTGTATACCGGTATGTATAGCGCTTTTGGGATTCACAGCGATTCAGCGGTGTGGTATATAGATACCACCCTGTATGGAATGCTGAATGTCCCTTATCGACCGCCTCTTTGGCAAGAACGAATCCAAAGCCCTGAGTTTGACCGATCCAGAGGCTTTCGGCCTTTTTGGCACGACCCCAACCGCTACCGGCATTCATGTCAGCGGCAACTCTGCATTGCGCGTCCCTGCTGTTGCCTGCGCCGTAGCCCTGATCAGTGAAACCATTGGTGCTATGCCTGCAAAGGTGCATCTGTCAGACACCAAAGAAGCCGCAAAGGATCAAGTCGCTTATAAGCTAGTGCATGATGAAGCAAACGAATGGACAAGCGCAGGGCAGCTGCGCGAAGACCTTACAATCGACGCACTGATCACCGGTAACGGCTATGCCCATGTTGTGCGGTTGACCGATGGCGCACCCTTTGAATTGCACCGGCTTGATCCGGCCAGTGTGCGCACCGACTATGAAGTTGACGGCGAACCTTTTTACATCGTGCAGACTGATCAGGGGCCGCGCCGCTACAATTACCGCGACATTTTGCATGTCCGGCCCTTTGGTGGCGTGTCACCGATCACCCTTGGCCGCGAAGCGATTGCCTTGTCACTTGCCTTTGAACAGCACATCGCCAGCCTGTTTGCAAATGGTGCGCGCCCGTCCGGCATAATCAAAAGCGAAAAGGTGCTGGACGTAGAGGCGAAAAAGAAGATCGCAGCATCGTGGTTCAACACCCATGCAGGCCGCAACGCAGGCGGCACCGCAATTCTGGACGAAGGCATGTCTTACGATCAGCTTTCGATGACCCTTGCGGACGCACAGTTTGCAGAGAACCGCCTTGAGCAGATCCGCGAGATTGGCCGCGTCTTTCGTGTGCCGCCAACAATGCTTTTTGAGCTGACACGCGGCACATGGTCCAACACCGAAGAAATGGCGCGCCAGTTTTATGCGATCACGCTGAAGCCTTGGCTGGTCAGTTGGGCATGGGCCTATGCCCGCGTTTTGTTTACACCCGAGGAACGTGCGGCGTTCTACATCGAATTTGTCACCGATGATCTACTGACCACCAACGCTACAGCCCGTGCTGGCGCATATGGCCAATATCGCAGCATGGGCGCGATGACGGCAAACGAGGTGCGTAGTGGCCTGAACCTTGCGCCGCTTACCGATGGCAACAGCCTTGCCAACCCCTACACCACATCCGGCGCGGCTGAACCTGTGGCGAAGGATCAAGCAGCATGATCACGCACACGGGTTTCTTTGGCACCGCTGAACACAGTTTCACCCTGACCGACGATATGATCACTGAATTAGAGCGCCTGAGTGGAACCGGCATTGGCGAGTTTTATCAGCGCGCCGTGGCGATGTTGTTCAAATGTGATGACCTTGCCCACGTCATCCGGCTTGGTCTGATCGGGGCAGGCATGCACCCGCAAGCAGCGATGCAGCTTGTGGCCACCTTTGCCCGCAATCGCCCGATGGCTGAAACATATCCGCTTGCACTCGATATTCTTGACGCCCGCTGGAACGGCGCAGCCGATCCGGCCATCGGAGACACCCCGGCATGACCACACGTTTAGAGTTCAAAGCCGATCTAACCGTCACACCCGAAGGGTTGATCGAAGGCATTGCGTGGCCCTTTGGCAGCGCAGATCGCGTCGGTGACGTGATTGAAAAAGGTGCCATTGCTGCGCCTGTTACGCTGCCTATGCTTTTTGCGCACGATCAGGGGCAGGTCATCGGCGTTTGGGATTATATCGAAGAAACCGACGCAGGGCTTACCGTCAAAGGCCGTCTGCTCATCGACGATGTGGCGCGTGCGCGTGAAGTGCAGTCGATGATCAGCGCAAAGGCTGTATCCGGCCTGTCCATCGGTTTTGTCACCACCAAGTCAACACCCCGCGCCAAGGGCCGGACGATCACCGCGCTAACCCTGCATGAAATCTCTGTTGTCGCTGTGCCGTGCCATCCGGGCGCACTGATCACTTCCCTTAAATCGGACGGCACCGCTAACCCCATTAAGGAACAAAACATGAATACCGAGACTACCGAAGATCCGATCAATCTGTCTGCACCGGCAAATGCGCCCCAGATGGACACCAAACCGTTTGACGAGATCAAAGCGCGGCTTGACAAGATTGAAGCCAAGGCAAACCGCCCGCAAGGCGTCCACATCACAGGCCCGGTCGCTGATACTGAAACCAAGGCCTTTGGCAACTTTCTGCGCCGTGGCGTCGAACGTATCGCGCCAGAGGAAGTCAAAGCCCTGACCGTCGCCAATGACGCCAGCGCTGGCTATCTGGCCCCGCAAGAGTTCGGCAGCGAGCTGATCAAATTGCTGATAGAGTTCAGCCCGATCCGGTCCTACGCCAAGGTCATTTCGATCAGCGCACCCTCTATCGTTTACCCGCGCCGGGTTACTGGCACCTCTGCAACTTGGGTAACTGAGATCGCAGGCCGCACGGCGTCCGGTATGACCTTTGAACAGGTGACAATGACACCGCACGAACTGGCGACGTTTACTGACGTGTCAAACGCTTTGCTTGAAGACAACGCTTACAATCTTGAAGGCGAGTTGCTTTCCGACTTCGCGGAGTCCTTTGCAAAGACAGAAGGGCTGGCGTTCGTCAAAGGCACTGGCGCAGGTCAGCCGTTCGGCATCATGGCCGCATCTGGTATCGCGGAGCTGAAAACTGGCTTTGCGGCGAACTTCCCCGCATCTAACCCGGCTGACTTGCTGATCGCGATGTATCACAAGATCGCAACGACCTATGCACAGTCCGGCGTCTGGATGATGAACCGCAACACGCTGGCCATCGTCCGGCAGTGGAAAGATGGTAACGGTCGCTATCTGGTGCTTGATCCGATCACCGCTGGCGCACCTTCGACGCTGCTTGGACGTCCTGTGGTCGAAATGCCAGATATGGACGATATCGGCGCAGGCACTTACCCGATCCTGTTTGGTGACATGCAGGGCTACCGGATCATTGACCGCGTCGGCCTGACCACTTTGCGTGACCCCTACAGCCTTGCTGTGAATGGTCAGGTGCGGTTCCATGCCCGCAAGCGCGTTGGTGCAGACGTCACGCACCCCGACCGTTTCATCAAACTGAAGTGCGCGGCATAAATGATGCAGCGGCACGCCAGTGATATTGCTTTGGCCTACGGTGGCAACACCGTTTGGCTTAGGCCGTCCCTGCGTGCCGCGACGCATCTTGAGGCATTGTATGGAGGGTTTCCCGCCTTGCTTTCTAAGCTGCATCAATTCGACACCGCGACGATCCGCGAGATCGTCCGGTATGCGGCACCTGACCGTGCGGCGGCTCAGACGATGCTTAACGCACTGTCTGACGCTTCCCTGCGCACGGTCCAGCAAGTCACGCTTGCACCAGCCTTCGCACTTCTCACAGCGCTGATGACCCCGGTATCTGAAAAGACAACGGGCGAGGCCGCGAAGGCACCCACTACCAAGCCCGTTGCATGGGCAGACCTCTACGCAGACCTCTACAAGCTGTCGACCGGTTGGCTTGGCTGGACGCCCGACACAGCATGGAACGCCACCTTGCCGGAAATCCTGAACGCCTTCGACGGCCATATTGACCTGCTTAAAGCCGTGCATGGCGGCGGAGAGGATCAAAGCGCCGACAGTTCGACGATGACCAATAAACAGCGGCAGGAAAATATCGAAGCTGGCCTTGATCCTGATTTTGACAGGGCGGGATTGCGTGCCTTGAAAGCGAAGATGGCATGAGCCGCCCGCCTCACCTTTGTATCTGTGGTGCTATCGTCGCACACGGCACCCGTTGCGCTTGCAAGGTGGCTTCCACCCGCGCCCGCAACAAACGGCATGACGCGAACCGGCCCAGCGCCCGTGCCCGTGGCTATACGCGCCAGTGGGAAACCGCACGCAAGGAATGGCTGCACTTAAACCCGATCTGCACCAACCCCGGCTGCGCCAACCCCGCAACCGTGGTGGATCATGTCACCCCGCACAAAGGCGACATGAAACTGTTTTGGGATAAGACCAACTGGCAAAGTCTTTGTGCGCCTTGCCACAATCGCCACAAGCAACGGTTGGAGCACAAGTTATGATTTTATCCGAAAGCTTATTCTTTTGGGTCACTTTGCTCATATCCAGTGTATTTCAGGTAAGAGGCGTGCATGTCGCTATTTCCAGCCAGATAGAACCGGATTTTTTCCATTTCCATTTTTATCAGTCCGCAAATGATCAGGAAATATCCCAAGTAGATGACATTGTCGGAGATCGAGAGGAGGTGAATGCTGATGACTTCACGGTTATTAAGCTCACCACCGCTTCCAGCGCCAAAGATTTGAAAAAGCCAACCCGCGATCGCAATCCAAAAACCAAATTTAAGCATCATTTACTCCATAATACTGATGTGAAAAGCCAACCGAATGGCTGGCTCATATTTTTCGCATTCAGAGGTTTTTCTGATGCACCTGAAAACCTTGTTGATTGGTTGAACAGGTGCTTTCAATTCAAAGTAAGAGCAACTCCCCACACCTTGGAGAGAGCTTCAAATTCTAGAAAAATCACACAAAAAGAAGGTGCGCCAATCGCCTTTCCTTTCAGCCGCATAAAATGCGAAAAATACTCTAATTACTTGTCGTCGCACAAATTTCGTAGACTGAGCAAGAGGAAAAGAATGTGTCTGTGAAAATAGAGCAGAGCCTCTGGTGCGAAGTGCTTTCCTTGGCGATCAGTGACGCACTTACCGGTACTTCATCGACCAAAAAATCTCATCTAACGCGCATTCATGAGATCGAGCGGAACCGCCAATATCTGACCGTCCAGAACAGGGACTTTGACATGGTTTGCTCACTTGCCGGTGTCGATGCTGTTGCGACCCGTGAGCACCTGACCAAGCGCATTGCACAGGCTGCAACACCGCAGGAATTGGTCAGTGGCCTGAAGTCATCTGAACAACGCCGCACAACGCGTTCTATCGCACGTCCAAGCATTATGCGGGCGATAGTCCCAAAGTTTGCGCACTTCGATCCTGCTTGCACGCACTCCGGGTGCACAAACCCCGCTATCGTGGTCGGTCACTCCGCTACGCACAAACGCTACATGAAAATCCTTTGGGAAAAGGCAAATTGGCAAAGCGTATGCGGACCTTGCCACAACCGGCACAAGCAACGTTTGGAGGCGATCAAATGTTAGACGAACCCATTTCTCCTATGCGCTCGCATAGGAGTATTCCCAAACCTATAAAGGTGACTGCTATTCGTCTGGCAGGTTTTGAAGTCTCCGCTGCCAGTGATAAAGCTTATCAATTTGTCGCGGTTCAAACACACCGGGCAAATAAAGTGAAGAGGACGTTCGCTGTGAACGTCTTCTTTAAGTTTGAAAACCAAATCGTCTTCGTTCGTATGCCACAGTTCATATCGCGCTTTGTCGGTTTGAAACGTATCCTCTTTATGCAGTTCTTGACTCAGTATTTTGAGCGCATTGCTAAGTTGAACATTCATCATATTGGCAGAAGTAAGCTCAGCAGCCAATACGTTCAGAAGCCTCGCCGCTTCATCAGTATCAGGCTCCTTGCCATTGTTAAAAAGGCCGGCAATCGTTTTGATCGTCTCAGCGGCTTTTCCGGTGGCACCAGCAGCACCGCTTGCAAGCCCTATCACTTCGGCAACAACGCTAAGTTCCATGTTCCACTCTCCAAAATTAGAATCTGTCTTAAACAATATCGGCCACCACTGAAGTTTCAACAGCTGCAGGGGGTGGTTCCAAACTTAAGGGACATGTTGGGGACCGGCGGGGGAAGAAACGCACAAGAAAGCAATAATATAACTTTTCAGGATCAAACGACATGACCACCACGCCCCTTGGCTTGCTGAAAGCACAGCTGACCTTAGATCACGACCTCGACGACGCGCTGTTGTCGCGCAAGTTGGCCGTAGCTGAAGAATGGATTGGCAACTTTGTCGGCACACCCTTTGCCGATCATGCCCCGGTCCCGGCGTCCCTCACAGAGGCTGCGCTACAGCTTGGGGCGTTCTGGTATGTGCAACGCGAGGGTGCCAGTGACATACGCCTGACCGCAGTGCCGTTTGGCGTGCTGGAATTGCTTGCACCCTACAAGGAACAGGTGACAGGCTATGTCGCGTCTTAAAGGATCAGCCGCACTTGAAAAACGCTTGTTGGCGATACCAAAAGAGATGTTGCGCGAACTGCGTCCGGCACTGGTCAAAGGTGCGCTGGACATTGCAGACGCAATGGAACAGCTTGCCCCAGAGGATCAAGGCGACCTTGTGAACACCATCACAGTTGTAGGTCCGGGTGAAACGACAGGCCCGTATGCGTCCGGTGGTGGTTCTGTGACCCTTGCCGACAATCAAGCCGCCGTGACGGTTGGATCACCCGACATGCGCCACGGTCACTTGCAAGAGTTTGGCACAGTGAACCATGAGGCACAGCCGTTCATGCGCCCTGCGTTCCGGTTGAAGAAAGCTAAAGTCATGCGCCGTATCCAGACCGCAGTGAGCAAGGCAATCAAGAACGCAGGTGGCAAATGATGATTGAACCTAGTGTCTCATTACAGACCGCACTGCGTAGCACCTTGATCGCAGACAGCGCCGTGACTGCCCTAGTGCAGCCTGATCGCATCCGGGCCGGATCAACACGCCCTGACAAATTCCCATGTGTGATCATGGCGGGTGCCAGCACTGAATATCTGGGCAAGGCGTCCGGTGGTCAGCACATGGCCCGCGTCAATCTCGACCTGCATATCTGGGCTATCGAAGACGGCGCAGACACCGCCAAGGCCATAGGCTTTGCTGTGAGTCGCTCAATCATCGGCATGGCTGATGATCAGGACGGGTTCGCAATCGACCAGTTGGATATGCCCCGCACGATCTGGTTGCGCGACCCGCAACCCGAACTTTCCTATGTGCATGGCGTCATTGAAATTGAAGCAGTGATCAGGTGGGCAAAATGAGCATTATCAAAGCGGGTGCGATGCGCGAACAGATCACCTTTGAACGTAAGAATGAAACGGTGCAGCCGTCCGGTGCGGTGTTAGTGGAATGGGTGCCAGAACAAACCTTGCGTGCCGAATTGATGCAGGAAGGCAAAGCGGCTTTCTTGAGTGGCACAGAGCGCACCGAGGACCGCAAAGTTTTCCGCATCTGGAACGTGGCATGGATATCGACAGACATGCGCCTGACCCACGATGCCAAGACCTACCGGATTGCAAAGGTGGTGCCATTAGATCGGCTGGCATTGGAACTGCACTGCGTCAACGCGGTGGATGACACATGAGGTTATTCAGCTCAACCTTCAGATGCCGGAAGTTACTTCCAGAAGTCGGCCTCGCATTCGCCGATAGCCGCAGTAGAGCCTTTGAGCGTGAAGTTAGCGGCATCACCGTTCTGGAACATCACTCTAACATTACTGTGCCGTTTCAGACGCTCCTTCACATAGTCGAAGTTACTTGCACAAGCACGGCAATCGGACGGGATTGCACTATTCCACAAAGAGACATCTTCAGCCTGACCTCCATCGAACGAAAGAAAAACCAAATCACCAGTTGGAGACTTGCCAGCCAGCTGAAAAGATATCGAAGACGGTCTGTCACTTCCGCAATCGCATCCAACGTAAATCTCGTTACCTGCGCCGCTTGTAACAATAGCCTCACAAACACCTTGGCCAAATCCGGAGGACCATTTTTCGTCGCTACCAAACGCATTGGCCGCACTGGCTACTATTGCGAGACTAGCCGCGAAAATCATCAGGGAGGAGGTAACTTTCGACATCTGGAGAATCCTTTGCAGCAGAGACCTTTACAGAGACTCTATCATCTAAACTCCATTAGAAAACCGTATTCTGGACTGTCTAATTTCCCTGTTTTTTGCACTAACGGGGGTGTTTGGAAATGAGCGTGCATTTGCGCGGTGTGAAGCCGCAGGCTAAACAATCCAAAGACGCCCTGACCAAAGCGCCACCCGTGCCATCCTATTTCAGCGCCTATGCCGCGGCTGAATGGAAACGCATCATGCCGCGGCTGATCAAAGACCGGGTGCTAACCAAAGCTGATCTGGCAGGCGTTGAACATTACTGCATGATGATTGGTGTTGTTCGGGAGATCGAAACCAACCGCAGCATGAATGCGGGCGACATCGACGCCAAGCTGTTTGGCGTTCAAAACCGTGCGGCACAGACAGCACGCCAACTTGCCGCCGAATATGGCCTTAGCCCTGTCAGCCGCAGCCGCATTGGCATCAATGCTGATGGCGATGCCGATGACGACAACCCTTTGAGCGTCCGTTGACCCATGAACGCACTGGCTCCCATAGACACACGACAGGCGGACTCTATCCCGGCCAAAGGTGCATGTGCATTCCCTGCATGGATTTACGACAACAGCCCAATTGCCGACCCGCTAGGGCATGGCGAAAGGGCCGTGACCTTCCTAAAGCGCCTGCGCCACCCAAACAGCGATGCACCCGGCAGTGCGTTCCAACTGGCCCCGTGGCAAGAACGGATTGTGCGGCGCATCTATGCCCCAAGACACCCGGACGGTCGCAGGATCGTGCAAAACGTGTTCTTGCTGGTGCCACGCGGCAACCGCAAAACATCTTTGGCCGCAGCCCTTGCGTTACTGCACACCATCGGCCCGGAACGGGTGCCAGCGGGTCAAGTGCTGTTCGCAGCCGCAGATCGTGAACAGGCTGGCATTGGCTTTCGTGAGGCCGCAAATATCTTGCGCATGGACAAGCGCCTGATCGCAGCCGTGCGCATCTATGACGCTTACAACGCGCCCAAACAGATCGTCTTCAATGCAGAGAACGTCAGCCTGCGCACCTTGTCCAGCGATGGCGGTGCAGCCCATGGCCTGACACCCACGTTCACATTGATTGACGAGATCCACATCTGGAAAGGTCGCGACCTTTGGGAAGCCCTGCGCAGTGGTGCAGCCAAGGTGGACAACAGCCTGACCGTGATTGCCACAACCGCCGGACGTGGTGCAGAGACACTTGCCAGTGAGCAATTTGACTATGCCCGCCGCGTTGCCATTGGCGAGATTGACAACCCGGCCTATCTGCCGATCTTGTTTGCCGCACAACCGGATGACGATTGGCAAGATGAAACCATCTGGCATAAAGCCAACCCCGGCTTGGCGCATGGTTTCCCAAGTCTTGCAGGTTTGCGCGGGTTGGCCAAAGAGGCCGAAAACAAGCCCAACGACAAAGCCGCGTTCCTGCAATTCAACTTGAACGTCTGGCAAGCAAACAGCCGCGACCCGCTGTTCAATATGGCGACATATGACGCCCGTGCATTTGTTGTGGACCTTGCCGACCTCGAAGACCTGCCATGTTGGATTGGCGTTGATATGTCGATTAGTGGCGACCTGACCGCAGTTGTTGCGGCTTGGCGTCATGACGACGATCAGATCACCATTCAACCTTGGCTGTTTGTGCCGGGTGATGATCTTAGGGGCCGCGCAGATCGCGACGGTCTGCCCTATGAGACATGGCGCGACGAAGGGCTGATCACGATCTGCCCCGGTCCGATCATCGACCACGGCATGATCGAAGACCAGATCAAAGAACTTTGCGCCACCCATGACGTGCAAGAGATAGCATTCGACCCGCACTTGGCCCGTGCCACCATGCAACGGCTTTATGATGATGGCTTGCCCACCGTGGAGTTTCGCCAGACGCCCTTGAATATGGGTGTGGCCGCTGGTGATCTTGAACGCACTGTGAACGGCGAACTGATCAGACATTCCGGCCATGCAGCCCTGCGCCAGCACTTTGACAGTGTTGTTGCATCCCGCAATGCAACATCCGGCCTGATCCGCATGCACAAGGCCCGCAAGTATGACCGGATCGACGGCGCGATTGCCGCTGCGATGGCGGTATCACGCGCCTGTGCCGCTGAAACCAATCTAAGCAAATATAACGCCCCCGAAGCCGAAGGGCTTTTCGTATTCTAAGGAACCTGCCCAATGTCTAACCTTCCCGGCCTTGTCGTCGATATCGAAGCCCGCATCGACAAACTCGAAAAAGGATTGAAGCGCGCCAACGCTGCGCAGAACCGCGCCAGCGGCCAGATGGAACGCCGCGCGCGGCAGAGTGCCGACAAGCTGCGCGATACCTATGGCAAGGCTGGTGACGGCATCCTTGCCACGTTCAAACGTCTTGGCCCCGGCTTGGCCGGTGGTTTGATAGGTGGCCTGACTGTGGGTGCTCTGTCCGGCTTATCACAGAGCCTTGGCCGGATCGTAAATGAGACAGCACAGATCGGAGACGAGGCTAAGCGGGCAGGGGTCAGCGTTCGGGCTTTGCAGGAATGGAAGTTTGTCGGTGCGCAGAACCGGATCGGCATTGACCAGATTGTTGACGGTCTGAAAGAGCTGAACCTGCGTGCTGACGAGTTTGTCGTGACCGGGCAGGGCGCGGGTGCCGAGGCGTTCGCCCGATTGGGGTATTCCGCTACCGATCTTAAAGGCAAGCTCGCAGGCCCGTCGAAGCTGCTGCTTGAGATCATCGGGCGCATGGAAAGTATGGATCAGGCCGCGCGGATCAGGATCAGCGACGAATTGTTCGGTGGTTCGGCTGGCGAGCGTTTTGCCGAGTTGATCAGCCGTGGTGAAAGCAAACTGCGTGATACCATCCGCGCCGCTAATGATACTGGCGCAGTGCTGGACAGTGAGTTGATCGAAAAAGCGGCTGAACTGGATCGGCGGTTTGCGGCACTGCAAACCCGCGCCGATGTGTTCTTGAAATCTCTGGTCATCGGCATCGCAGAGGCTGTTCCGAAACTTGCAGAAGTGCGCAGCCATATCGACAACCTTTTTGACAATCCACGGCAGGGCAGCGCGCTTTTGGGTGCTGGCATCTATGATGAGCTTAACCGTGATGCCCGCGCCGTGGAGACACATCGGGCAGCGATTGAGGCGCTGGCGGGTGCGTATGATGAAACCGGCTTTGTAGCCGAACGGAATGCGACACGGCTTGCCAAGGTCGCGGCGGAGCTGCGCGCGATGGGGCAGACCGATGCAGCGAACGCACTGGATCAAGTAGCGACCGAAATGCGCACACTGGTCGCTGGTCTGGAAAGCGGTGCCATTGGCGCGGATGAGTTTGAACAGAGGTTGGCGGAAACGACCGGAACGGCGCAAGCGACCCTTGCCGAGGTGAACGCCATTGGCGGCGTTGACTTTGGATATGTCATCGGTGGGTTGGGGCGCTTGGTTACAGCACTTGCAACGGCGGCTGCGAATGCCCGCGTTTTGCGCGCAAGCCTGCCCGGTGCTTTGCCCGGCGGCGAGGGTGTTGCGCCCACATATATGGACCCCGGCCCGAAGTCGCGGAATGGGCACCGTGCAGCGACACCCGGTTTGGCGGTTGGCACGTCGCTGCGCCCAGCGCTGCCCAGCGTCGATGCAAGCTTTGGCACACATGAACCTGCGTCCGGTGGCGGTGGCGCGGCCGCGCCCCGGCAGAACGATCTTGAGCGCGAAATCGAGAGTATCGCACAAGAAACCAACGCCTTACGGCTTGAAGCGCAGGCTTTGGCTGAAGTATCAGGTGCGCAGGTTCGTTACGGTAATGCCGTGGAATTTGCGCGCACCAAAGCTGAGCTTTTGGCAGCGGCGCAACGGGCGGGTGTAGAAGTGACACCACAGCTTGCCGCCCAGATCGATGCACTGGCCAAGGAATACACCGATGCGGGCAGCGCGGCTGAACTTGCTGCCGACAAGATCGAAGAGGTGCAGGACGCCAGCCGCGCCGGTGCGGACCGGATTGCCAGCGTATTTGAGGGGATGGCGTCCGGCGCGATGACGGCGAAACAGGCCGTGGGTCAACTGATCCTTGAGCTGATCAAGCTGGCGCTCAAGAAGCGGCTGCTTGAAGGTGCCAGTGGGGCAGGTGGATCAGTGTTCGGCAAAATCTTGCAGGTTATCGGCGGCGGGCTCTGTCAGAGGAAAACTTGTTGAGGCGGTCAGGGCGAGCACTTAGCGTCGCGGGATGACAAAACGCTCCCCCTTTCGCTACTTCAAGACGAGCCCCGAGATCATCCGTCTGGCGGTGATGATGTATGTCCGTTTCCCGTTGTCGCTTAGAAATGTGGAGGATCTGCTGCACGAACGCGGTATCGGCATCAGCCACGAGACGGTTCGGTTTTGGTGGAATAGATTTGGCCCAATATTTGCCGCTGAGATCCGCAGGAAAAGGGTTGATCGAATGCGGTCGGGGACACACTGGCAGTGGCATCTGGATGAGGTATTTGTGAAGATTAACGGCGAGACGCACTATCTCTGGCGCGCGGTCGATCATGAAGGGGAGGTTCTCGAAAGCTTCGTTACAAAGCGTCGTGATCGCAAGGCTGCATTGAAATTCCTCAGGAAAACGATGAAACGCCATGGTCGCGCACATATTTTCGTTACCGACATGCTGCGTTCCTATGGCGCGGCAATGAAGGTCATCGGCAACGTAGACAGACAGGAAACCGGCCGATGGCTCAACAACCGGGCTGAGAATTCACACCAACCATTTAGGCGAAGAGAGCGGGCCATGCTTCGCTTCAGGCGGTTGCGAAGTTTGCAGAAATTCGTCGCCGTTCACGGCTCAGTCCACAACCATTTCAACGCGGAGCGCCACCTCTACAGCCGATCAAATTTCAAGCTGAACCGCGCCGCCGCTCTTGCCGAGTGGCGCGGTCTCGGCGCGGCATAAAGAGTAGCTTCGTTGTCCTTGCAGAGACTGGTTCGCATTCGTCTGACAGCACCGTCCAGTGTCTCGGGTGGGATCTTTGGCATGTTCTTCGGGGCAGCCTATGCCGAAGAAGTAGTGGCTGCGGAATGGACCGAACAATACAGCCTCATTCTGACACCAGGCGAAGGTGCCGAGGTCAAGCTGGCCATGGAAGAAGGTGCCGAGGCTGAATTCCTCTGGGAGGCGGAAGGCGGGGTCGTCAATTATGACCTGCACGGCGACGGCGGCGGCAAGAACATCAGCTATGAAAAAGGCCGAGCAGAGCCGCGCGGCGAGGGTGTTCTGACGGCCGCCTTTACCGGCAACCACGGCTGGTACTGGCGCAACCGCGACAAGCAGGATGTGACCGTGACGATTTATGCGCGCGGCGATTACAGCGAGATGATGCTCCCAAAGTAGAACTGGTGTGGCCCCCTACGGCCGGCTCTGGGGGCCACAGACTGCTGCTTGATTATGGCTGGTTTGGCTGGTTTGGCTGAATTTGTATCCAGAAAAACCAACAGAATAGAGATATTAGCCGTTTACGGCACCACCACGATCATTTCTCTATCATCGGGCAAAGGTCTCGACGGCAGTTCAATCTTGGTGCAGTTGGCTTTCCATTGAGCAAACACACCGTCAATCAAGGCTTTCTCCAAAGAAGACATTTAATCCGAAGCTACGAACGGCGGCAGAGTCCGCATAGCCGACCTTGACCTGCGGCCAAGATCCCGATCTTGCTTGCAGGAGCGGCGAAGGTCCGGTTCGAGCCGATTCTGTGGAAAAACACCGTGTTGCAGGCGCAGAAAATATTGCTTCGAACAGTGCGCGAGCGCCTATCCTGTTAGGCTTTGCACCTTTGCTGCGGTGCAGGAAAT